CGGCTTTTAACTTATTAGGCGAATTTTCTTGCGGCAATACCCCAGCGGCTGAGGGAATACTTGCCAGCCCAGTCAAAGCCGATCCGTGAACCTTATTCGGCGTGACTATTTGAGCGAGCTTTGTATCCTCAATGCCAGCGCCGGATGCCACTTTCGCATTCGTAACTAAAAGATTTGGATCCGCCCCTAACTCTAAGGCTTCCCAGTTTGCCCTGCAGGCGGCCGGGAAGTTAATCAAAAGCATGTCATTTTCCGGCTTCGTTTTGTCCCAAGCCATCGGATACCTCCCTATTCTTGTAGCTTTCAGCTACCTTATTCATGTCATAAAGATCTATTCCGTATTCCCGCAAGGTTTCAATCCAGCAAACATCGTGCATAAATAAAGCCTGAGCGTAATTAAACGCCTGCTCAATGCAGGTGAACACCAACGGCCGCTTTTTTGGAGTCCGTAAAATAATGCTCCCCTTGACCAAGACATACGCCATGTCCCTTGAAATCTCTTGCTTACACCTATGACAAATCATTCCACTGCCCCTTCCGCGTCATGCGCATGCTTAATAAATTTTTGAAGCAGTCCATTAAGTAGCGGCTTACTAAAATCGGCGTTCTTTATGCCTATGGTCTTAACCTTGCCTATCACACCGCTATCATTAACCTTGTAAAGAATTACTCCATTAACAAAAGCGCCATTTTCAAATTCAATAATTAATTTGGCTGGTATTAACTTTTTTCCCATTTTTTAAACTCCGTGACTATGCCAATCAAAAGTGCCGACTTGCGCGACGCCTTGGGCGTTAAACAGCTTAATTTTAAAACTCGTCGTCGACTTAGCCGCAAACTGCGCGTAAATCCCATTGCCGCTTGTTATTTCGATATGCACATTGGGATCCTCGTGATAAGTCTTGATAAAGAACACTTCCTTGCCTTCGCTTGCATTCGTAACCTCATCGTTTCCAAAATCATCTACATCCGGCAAGTCTCCGAGATACTGCAAGGTTGAACACGTCACGTAATCTCCTAAATTACCTCGCGTCAGAATCATTTTGAGCTGAAAATACCTGCAGTAATAATCACCGGGCTGATAATCAATCCATTCAGACCAGTTAATATTGTCCTCCGATAGTCGTATCTTAAAACTGGCCACACTTTGAGTCTCTTGACCAGTGAACCGATAAGATAAACTGTCGTTAAAACGCGCATCCGGGTCGCTGTTAAACTTTCTGCCGGTTGATAAAGAAACAATCGCTTCTATCTCAATAAAAACCGCCGCTACATAACTGATATCCCGCACCTGCGCCTCGTATTCTCCTGAAAGAAATCCGTCAGAGATCACCAGCGTCTCAGAGCTAATTTCAAGGTTTGTTTTCACGCCTTCCCACAACGGGTGCTCCTGATATTCAGCTACGACATTTCTAAAGGGGATCTCGCCAACAGTAAGGATTGATTCCGTAGGATCTTGAGAATAGTTTCCTGAGGTATCAATTGCCTTAATCCAGAATTTCTGATCAATGCCTTTTTTTAGGCCGGTGGTAAGATAATGCGTCCCCTGCTGAAAAGTGATCACCTCGCCGCTTTCCCAGTCTACCCCGCGCCTTATTTCATATCCCCAAACATCCACGTCGGGAATCTCGCTCCATCCGAAATAAAGCTGATCTCTATTCTGATTGACCAAGAACGTCGAAACATCGCTCGGCGGGGCAGATTTACCGACAACCGTAATTGAGGCTTCAGGCGCGGTAATAAGCGCGCTTTCCTCGTCTATATCCGTAAGCGATGTAACTTTAACCCTATAGGTGTGCCTGTCGACAATATCTCCGATGATGCGAAAATATGATCCTGTTGTTTCGCCTCTTGCTCCCCAGCTCAAACCATCATCATCGCTTATATAGATTTTCGCCTTGGCAAAGGATTTGACGTAATGATCAACATACACCGGCCGGTCAAACCAAACATCAATGGCGTTCTCAATTGTGCCGTCTGTTTTTTTGACCAGCGATTCGGTCAAGTTCAGATTGGTAACAATCGGGATCTCTCCTGAAAGCGAAGAATAATTATTCTGCGGCAGGATAATATCGGAATCGTCATACACGGCCTCGTCATACTCCAAGGCCTGTATCTGGACTTCATTTTTGCTTTCCCGCTGAATGGCTACAACCCGAAAATCTTTTTTGACCTTATTTGTTTCGCCGATGACATAGACATCGAAATCCTGCGGTGCGTTTGTAAAAGCCGCACATGCAAGCTCTGTATAGGTGCCTGCCGGTGATGTTATCGCCATCTCCTCGATCGTATCGTCGCTGAACCTGACCTGAATCTTGTAGGATTTCCCATCCTCAATTGTCATCGGGCGATCCAATTTAATTAAGGTTTGAGTTGATCCATCTTTTACCCTGCCAGAGAAACCCCACTGCGGCACATCATGCGAAATCGAAATAATATCCCCTGCCTGACAGGCAACCGCATCAATCCCTGCCTTAAAAACAATCGAGCGGTTAATATATTTTGCGACCTTTAAGGCATAGCGCGCCGCGCGGATAGCGTAACTTGCTCCGGTTGTAAATAAACGGATCTGGCTTTTACGCATCGGCTCGCCATTTGCAAGAGCTTCCTCATCGATGTAAGCAATGGTTTCTTGCCGGTAGTTTTTCTCTTTATCAGTGAATTGCACTTCGATAACGTTCGGCACTTCTTTGATCGTCTTCCAGCTCTGCACAAAACTATCTTTGACAATATTGCCCATGCCAAATAGCTGAGTAGGCAACGTCTGTTTATCAATCTTGAACGATATTCCACCTGCGCTGTATAAAGGCATCGCGTTAAATACAGCACTCAGCTGAATCAGAATATCGAGCGCTTTGTTGTTTGAATCAACCACTACATCAAGCCTGAAGCGTTTCTCGAAGCCGCCTTTGCCGTCAGCCACCTTCTCCTCGCAATACTGCGACATTTCTAACAGCGACGCGTTATCAAGATGCGACGTTAAAATAAACTCCCCAAGGCCGTAACGGTTATTAGTGATAAAATCACTTAAACACCACACCGGATTCGCGCAATACTTCTGAACATAAGCCGCGCCATCCCATTCGAGTAAAGTGTCATCGGATAAAAGACGATAATTGCTTCCATCCCAGTAGTAGTCATCCCAGCTAACCGGTGTGCCGCTATTACGGATATCAGGGATCGAAACTTTCTTACCTTTCACAATTGCGGTGATATTCGGCGTGCCGCCGCTAAGCTGATCTGTGGCCAGAAGTTGTAAGCCCAACAACGCTGTATTGGGATAACTTAAATCGTCTGTCTTGAGCTCATCAATTTGAAACAATGTTAAATCGCCCTGCCTTAACGGTTGCAATGAACTGTCATCACTGGTGCGGGTGATCCTGATATCGTATTGCCCGAGAGTTAATCCGACCTTGCGAAACACCCTGCGTACTGTTGATCGCGATTTTTCCGAAATAGTCGTCTCACCTAAATCAATATAGATGCCCTCGGAATGCAGTTTGTATTCAACCTTATAAGTCACGCTCCAGCTCTGTATATCCCCGGAACCTGAACTCTGCTGGTAAAGGCCGTTATTAAGCCTGAGATGAACTTCAAATCCTTCGACGTCTGAATCAAACATGGTGTAAACATAGGGGCTGTCTTTAACTAAATTGGCATTGACCGGGTAAAGGTTATGCAGATCTTCAAAGTTATTTACAAGGCTTTGATTGTTCGTGCCGTAGCGTTTTGAAACTGTAACACCGCCAAAGTTAGCGATCGGGTTATTGTTAATTTCCATACTATTGATCGACTCAATCTCTCCCTCGCAAAGCGCAAGCAGTATGCTTAAATAGTGATTGTCGCCGTCTTCCCAAAGATATTGGTTTACAATGTTGCCGCCGATCCGGTGCTCGCCATAAACAACCGCAACCGGCACTCCCACCTCCTGAATAGTCTGGACGCCGTCCCAGCCGTAAGTAGGTGAGCCTTCATCAAGGCCCGTTGCGCCGCCGAGATTAAAATCCGGCATTTTGGGCTGGTTCATATTCTGATAAATAGCGTAACCCATGGACAACACAAAGAACGTAAACAAGAACGGATGAGCTACGGCTACCGCCCAGACCGCCGAAATTATGGCAGAGATAATCGCGACTATCGGCGCTTTGACTTCCGGGATAACGGTAATCTCATCTCCGCATTCAAGCTTTTCCGATAGATCCAAGATCCTGCGGCCGGTAACAATAACGCGCCTATCTTCATAAGCAAAACCCGCGGCTTTAAGATACTCCTCAATAGTCTTGCTTCTTGAATACTCAAGCTCTTTAACCTGCGCTTCTTCCAGCTTAAATGGATTGTCGATATTTCTTATTGTTACCATCTCTTATCCTTTAATCTGTAAAATCCCTCTGCCCTTACTACCCACGAGGAATCCCTGAGCCTTGAAATAATCACTCCCTGCCTGCAACAATGAATAAATCTTTTGTTGCTCAAAACAATTCCCGCATGATTAGCAATCTTTCTTGAATTAACAAACAATACCCCGTCAAGAATCTCCGGCGTTTTGACTTCAACCCAATCATGAAAGTAATGCGCCTTAAAATAATCTTTGCCCTCAAGGCCCCAGACTTTGCTGTATTCAAGATCCTCGACATCAAACAACCTCACTCCTAAATCGGCATAGACAAGCTTCAAGAACCCCCAGCAGTCAAGGCCGTCCAATGCCCGGCCCCTGTGCCGATACGGAATGCCAAGATACTTATCCACGATGCATCTCTCTACATCATGTATATGCGCCTTGTCGGTACTGAGGGAAAAGCCCCGAACCTCTGGTAATTGTCCAGTTGCTTGCATCTCTGTTTTGTCTTGTTGCATGTAATTTCAGCTCCCGAATATCCGCACTCCGCGGTTTTAAACTTCCATGCGCAGTAATTCCGAGAATAGCGCCTTGCCGGTAAATCCACTCCCAAAACATCAAACTTTCCCGTGAGCGTAAACTCCACGTTATTCTGATCAGCGGTGTAACTATCGATGTAGAAGATGTCGTCCATGAAAGCATCCGGATCCGATAACTGATTCAACCAGACCATGCGAATAGTCACCTTCCTGCCCCTAAAATCAAACTGCTCTAAATACAACTGAATAAGCCTTGAGACATTGGCAAGCCGCACCTTTACTTGATCAATTGCGCCTTGATTGTTCTCACCGACAAACTCATGGGTTATAGGAAACTTTGAATAAGTAATACCGTTATAAACCACGTCCTCATCAATGCCAGCAAGGCACAAATCGTTTATGCCGTCATATTTTTCAAGCGTATACAAAAAGATAGGCGTATTTTCCCGCTTCGCCTTCTCTGATTTAAATGTGCTGTCGACTTCGCGCGGCATTATTTCACCTCGATAAATTCAAATTCAAAGTCATACACTGCGTATGCCTTGCGGCTAAACTGAAAACTGTCCTCAACAAACCGAACAATATATTCTGTCGAATCGTTCGGGTTCGTCCATGTAAACGCCATAAATGAGCCAAATTTGCTTTTAAAGAAACCTGAAACATCCGCCATCTCCGCATGCGTTCTGTTATTAAACCGAAGTGTCCATTTGCGCTGTGGATTCGCCCATTTACGGCGTCTCTGCTCCGCGCCGTTCTCAAACTCCGAAACAAGCGTCTTATATTCCACTGCCTCATCAATGAGAAAATCCGGCAGATATGTGAAATCGCTCATGTGTAACTCCTGATTACCGAACGTA